CCTCTCCTCTGTCCGTGGTACCAAGATCAGCCGGTTTGGGGGTGCCCCGTTTTGCCGCGCACCAAGAAGCCGGCCGGTCACGCGGTCGACCGGCGCAACGGCCGGCGTGCTGACCTGCTTCCGGTCGCGCCGCTGCCACGTCCGGACCTGCCGGCGGGACTGTGCGACGAGGCGCGGGCGCAGTGGGAGGCGTACTGGGACGACGCCGCGGCGTTGGTGCAGACCTCGGCGGACCGGGGTGTGGTGCTGCGGTGGGTGGACGCGGTGGACCGTTACCTGCGCACGATCGGCGACGCGGACAAGGAGCCGCTGGTACGGGGCTCGACCGGTCAACTGGTGGAGAACCCGCTATACAAGATCGCCGATCGGGCGTTGTCGACGATCGAACGGTGCGAGAAGCAACTGGGCATCGGCGCGTTGCACCGGGCCGGGCTGGGTATCGCGGTGATCGCCGAGCGCCGTTCGCTGGCGGACATGAACAGCCGTTACGGGGGCGATGATGACCGTGACGATGACGCAGACCCGCGGCTCACGGTCATCGACGGGGCTCTCGCCTGATCCTGGCTGCCAGGGTTGTGGTTGGTCTCCGGAGCCCGGCGACCTGTGGCCGTCGCTGGGTGGGCTGGCGGTGCGGTGGATCGAGGACAACTGCATCTGTGGTGAGGGCGATTTCTACGGCCAACTGATCAAGCTGCGGCCTGACCAGAAGGTCTTCCTGTGGGACTGGTACTCCTTCTGCCCCGAGTGCGACCAGTGGCACTACGACGAGGCGCTGCGTGGCGCCGCGACCGGCGACGGCAAGACACAGTTCATCGCCGCGATCGTGGTGCTGGAGTTCGCCGGCCCGTCGCAGATCGCGGTCGCGTCGCCGAACATTCCGATCGCCGCGGCGAGCTTCGAGCAGGCGGACCTGCTGTTCGGCGCGGTGGCCACGATGTGCGGCGGCCGGGACCAGGTGGACGCGGCGTCGCCGTTGTGCGGGTTCTTCGAGGTGTACGACACGGAGATCCGGTTCGCCGACGGCCGTCCGGGTCGCATCTTCCGCATCGCCGCGGTGGCGGGCACCAACGAGGGTGGGCTGCCTACTTTGTTCGTGTGTGATGAGCTGCACGAGTGGGGCGAGCCGGTGCGCGAGGGCCAGACCGGCGCGCGCAAGGCGCGGCTGAAGACCGTCATCGGCAAGAGCACGAAGAAGCGGCGCACGCCGCGCGGGTCGGGCCGGATCATCAGCCTGTCCACGGCTGGTTTCGACATCGACAACTCGCTGCTCGGCGATCTGGTGAAGCTCGGCCGCCGGGTGCTGCATGACCCCAATGTGTCGCCGCGGTTCCTGTTCGACTGGCGTGAGGCCCCGGACGGGCTGGACTACCGCCGGGCGGACCATCGTGAGCTTGCAGTGCGGGCCGCGTCGCAAGCCGCCGACGTGCTGTGGTCGGTGGCGGACCGGGTGGCCGCCTGGGACAAGCCGGACTATCCGCCGCACGAGTGGATCCGCTACTTCGCCAACCGCTGGGTGGATGTCGCGGAGAACTCGTGGCTGAAGGACCATCCGGCGGCGTGGGGCGACTGCCGGGGGCGGTGGACGCCGGACGACGGCAACCCGTGGGTGCTGGCCGTGGACATGGCGCTCAAGCACGACTCGGTGGCGGTGGACCGTGTCGAGGCGCTGTCGGACGGTCGGTTCGCGGTCACGTCGAAGATCTGGCGGGCGGCCGAGCATGACGGCCGGATCCCACACGACGACGTATGGGCGCACATCGTGGCCCGGGCCAAGGGTCTCGGCTTCCGGGGTGTGGTGTACGACCCGCGGTTCTTCGAGGTGCCGGCGCGGATGCTGGAGGACCGCGGCATCGTCGCGGTGGAGTTCGACCAGTCGCCGCAGCGGATGGCCCCGGCGTGCGGCCTGGCTTTCAAGCTGATCCTCAACGGCCAGGTCGTGCACAACGGCGACCCGGATCTGACGGCGCATGTGAAGGCGGCGGTGGCGGTGTCGCAGGAGCGCGGCGGGTTCACGCTCAAGAAGGCCCGCAGCAGGGGGCATATCGACGGGGCGGTGGCCATGTGCATGGGTGTGTGGGTGCTGCACGAAGTGCCCGAGCCTGAGCCCGGCCCACCGCTGGTGGCGTGGCGGTAACCGTGCTGGTCGCGCTGCTGGCCGTGCTTGGCCTGGCGGCGGTCGCTGGTGCGGCGTTCCTGGTGGCGCTGCCGCTCGGTCTGCTGGTTGTCGGCGTCGAATGCCTGGCCGCCGCCTACGTGGTCCGCTATCTGGGGGTGCGCCGGTGAAGCTGCTCGACGCGCTTGTGCGTCCCCGGTCTGTCGACGTGGTCCCACGTGACCAGGTGGCCCGTTACGACGTGAGCTGGTACATGCACATGCTCGGCCAGTACGGCGGCGCCGTCGCCGACCCGATCGGCTACCGGACCAGCTACACCAACGAGCCGGCCGAGCCGATCGGCGACGCGTTCCTGGACTACGTGCACGGTGCCTACCAGTGCGACGGCGTGGTCTACGCCTGCCAGATGGTCCGGACCAAGGTGTTCAGCGAGGCCCGGTTCCAGTTCCAGCGGATGCGTGGCGGTCGGCCGGGTGAGTTGTTCGGTGACACGTCGCTGTCGACCCTGGAGCGGCCGTGGGCGGGCGGCACGACCGGTGACCTGCTGGCGCGGATGATCATTGACGCGGACCTGGCGGGTAACTGGTTCGGCGCGGTGCTCGACGGCGAGGTGGTGCGGCTGCGCCCGGACTGGGTGGAGATTGTGCTGGAGCCGCGTATTGGCCCGAACGGTGGCATGGTCGGCCTGCGCAAGGTCGGGTACCTGTACTACGAGGGTGGTAAGGACAATTCGGCCAGTGGCTTGTACGCGACCGCCGGCACCCCGCCGGAGCCGTTCCTGCCTCACGAGGTGGCTCACTTCGCCCCGTCGCCGGATCCGTTGGCCACCTACCGTGGCATGTCGTGGCTGACGCCAATCGTGCGGGAGATCCAGGCGGACAAGCAGGCCACGCGCCACAAGCTGAAGTTTTTCGAGAACGCCGCGACGCCGAACGTCGCCGTGAACGTGCCGACCCCGATGACGCCGGAGCAGTTCACGGGATGGGTCGACGCGATGGACAAGGCGCACAAGGGCGTGGAAAACGCCTATAAGACCCTTTACACCGCCGGTGGCGCGGATGTGACTGTGATCGGCTCGGACATGCGCAATCTGGACTTCAAGGTGGTGCAGGGCGCCGGGGAGACCAGGATCGCCGCCGCCGCAGGTGTCCACCCGGCGGTGGTCGGCCTGTCCGAGGGAATGCAGGGTAGCTCCCTGAACGCCGGCAACTTCGGCGCCGCCAAGCGGGCGACGGCGCAGATCACGATGCGGCCGCTGTGGCGCAACGCGTCGGGGTCGCTGGAGGTGCTGGTCCCGCCGCCGGGCCGCGACGCGCGACTGTGGTACGACGAGCGGGACATCGAGTTCCTGCGCGAGGACGAGAAGGACGCGGCCGAGATCCGCAACCTGGACGCGCAGACGCTGGAGGCGTTGACCCGCGCCGGTGCCGAGTGGGACGCGGCGGTCGACTACATCGATTCGGGCGAGGCCGCACGGCTGCGTGGCAAGCACTCGGGTTTGTTCAGCGTTCAGTTGCAGCCACCGGGCACCGCCTCGGCCGGACGGCCGGCGTTGCCGGCGAGCAACGGGTCATCGGGAGGTTGACGATGCCGTGGTCTATCGAGAGTAACCACGCCCAGTGTCCGGTGTCCGAGCCGTTCGCGGTGGTGAAGGACTCGGACGGCGAGGTGGCGGGTTGTCACGCGACACAGCGGGGGGCTGAACGACAGATGGCCGCTTTGTACGCCAACGAGGACCGGATGATGGGTCGCTCGCGCGACGGGACGATGCTCTACGCCCGGTCGTGGGCGTTGGACGACATCGAGATCCTGCGCGCGGCCGACGGTTTCAGCGACGGCCGGACCGTATCCGCGTATGCGGCGATCTTCGACACTCCGACCGAGATCACCGACCGGCACGGGCACTACATGGAGGTCATCGACCGGAAGGCGTTCAACCGGCAGCTTGGCCTCGGCATCGACCGGGTCGGCGTTTTCTACCACCACGGTATGACGATCCACGGCACCCCGAGCGACCTTGGCAGTGTGCCGATCGGGTCGCCGGTGGAGATCCGCCCGGACCGTAAGGGTCTGCGCACGGTGACCCGGTTCAATGCCACGCCGCTGGCGGAGTCTGTGCTGGAGGCGATCAAGCACGGCGATGTGAAGGGCTACAGTTTCAGTGGCCGGATCTTCGAGTCCAGGCCGGCGCGGGTGCCGCGGGTCAGCCGCAGCGGCGCGCTACCGACCGTGACCCGTACCGTACTGGGGCTGGCCGAGTACGGCCCCACCCCCGCACCCGCGTACGTGGAGGCCGGCATCCTGGCCATCCGCGCGCTGCAAATGCTTGCGTCCGCCACTCCGGGTCACGATGACCCGGATCAGGCGACGCCACCCGTCACTCCCGACCTGGGACCAGACGGCGCCGAGGACCAGCCCGACGACGGGCACTCCGCTCGGCTCCGCCAGCGCCACCTCGCCCTGAAGCGGGCGATGCGTGAGCGCGGTATCCACGTGAGGGAGTAAGAACGATGGCGCGCAAGCGTAGCGAGATTCTCGCTGAGGAGATGGACGCCCTCCGGGCCGAGGTCCAGGTGATCGAGGAGCTGGAGGAGCCGTCCGAGGAGGACCTGAGCCGGTCGACCAACCTGCTGGCCGAGTGGGACGACAAGAAGGGCCAGCACGACAAGGCGCTGGAGCGTGAGGCTCAGGTCGCCAAGGTGCTGGACGCTGGCCAGCTGGCGCGGTCGGTGACCGAGTCCGGCGACGGGCCGCGGCGCGGTCCGGAGTTCAAGCAGCGGATCGACCCGTTCGACAACCAGGAGACCTTGTTCCGGTCCCTGTTCGGCGACGTGCTGCTCAACACCAACGACACGATCAGCCGGGCGCAGGTGGCGGTCGACGATCCGGACAAGCATTACCGGTACCTGACCGATGACGCGAAGGCGCGGATGCACGAGCTGCTTCAGCTCGACAACCGGCACGCGCCGCGGATCGCGCGGCACATGCTGCTGACCGGTTCGCCGGAGTACCACGAGCAGTTCCGGGACTACATCAAGAGCAAGGGGACGCTGGTCGGCGACGCGCTGCGTGCCGCGATGTCCCTGTCGGACTCGGCGGGCGGGTATCTCGTGCCGTTCACACTGGATGCGACGATCATCTTGACGAACGCCGGCATCCAGGATCCGCTGCGGGGCATCTCGACGATCAAGACGATCACGACGGACAACTGGAACGGTGTCACGTCGGCCGGGGTGAACGCCGAGTGGCTGGGTGAGGGCGCGGAGGCGGCGGACAAGTCGCCGACGTTCGGCCAGCCGACGATCACGCCGCAGAAGGCGGCGGCGTGGGTGTTCGGCTCATACGAGGTGCTCGCGGACTCCGGGTTCGCTTCGGAGCTGGGCCGGCTGCTGGCCGACGCGAAGGCACGGCTGGAGGGTGCGGCGTTCGCCACCGGCAACTCGACCGGTCAGCCGATCGGCGTGGTGTCGGCGGTGGCGGCGGTGACGAACAGCATTGTCCCGTCGGCCGACACCAACGCGTACGCGGCGGCCGATGTGTACGCGGTCTCCGACGCGCTGCGTCCGCGTGACGCGTCGATGGCGAGCTGGATCGGCAACAAGAAGATCTTCAGCCTGACCCGGCAGTTCGATACGTCCGGTGGATCGGCCTTCTGGGCGAACCTGGGGATGTCGGTGCCGAACCAGCTGCTCGGGCAGTCGATCTACGAGGCGTCGACGATGACCGGCACGGTCACCACGTCGGCGTTCGTGCTGCTCGCGGGCAACTTCCGCGAGTTTTACATCGTGGACCGGGTCGGGATGTCCGTCCTGTACGAGCCGATGGTCAAGTCCACCGGGTCGAACCGGCCAACTGGCGAAGCGGGCTGGTTCGCTTTCTGGCGGGTCGGTGCCAACGTGGTGGACCCGGACGCGTTCCGGGTGCTCCAGCTCAACACCGTCGCGACCCCGGTCGCGCTGGCCTGATATCCGACACCCGCCGGTAGCGCCGGTGGGTAGAGGCCCCCCGATCCCTGGGTGTCGGGGGGCCTCGCTGACCCAGGAGAGACATGGACGATCGCACGCAGGACAAGGTCGTGGTGGCGTACTGCCATCCCGGGGACGTGACCACGTCCTTCCACGAGTCGCTGCTGGACCTGCTGGTGTACGACATGGCATTCCACCGCCGGATCGTCGACGGCGGCGGGCGGTTGGCCAAGCAGGCGAGCGCGAACCTGGCCGGGCCGCGTAACGACGTGGTGAGGCACTTCCTCGCCGCTTCGACCGCGGACTGGTTGTGGTTCGTGGACGCGGACATGGTGTTCATGCCGGACACGCTGGAGCGGCTGCTGGAGTTCGCCGACCCAGACCGGGCACCGATCGTGGGCGCGTTGTGTTTCAGCATCGACGCGACGATGCTCTACCCGACGATGTACGGCCTGGTGGGTGACGAGAACAACCCGCAGGTGATCCGGTTCCATGAGTGGCCGGTGGACGCGATGTTCCAGGTCGCGGCGACCGGCACCGGCTGCATCCTGATCCACCGAAGCGTGTTCGAGCGCGTCGCCGGCTACGTGAACCCGGCGACCGGTCAGGTCGGGTTCAACGCGGCGTACCCGTGGTTTCAGGAGACGGCGCACGCCAACCGGCCGGTCGGTGAGGACATCACGTTCTGCTGGCGGGCGGGCATCTGTGGGATCCCGGTGCACGTGAACACGGCCGTGCATGTGGGGCATGTGAAGGAACGGCTGCTGGACCTGGACTCGTACCTGGTCCAGCGTGCCGAACTGGGCCAGGGTGTCCGGCGGGACCGGCAGGGGGTAGGGGTATGAGACATCCGCGGATCTCCGGGTTCATCGGCTGGCGGGGGGAAAACTTCCAGCTGCGTCCGCTGCCGGACGACCATCCGGTGGTGTTGGCGCATCCGGACCTGTTCAAGCCCGTAGAGCCGGATCCTGCGGCTAAGGCTGCCGCGGTTAAGCCGCGGCGTGGTCGGCCACGCAAGACCGCGACGGTTAAGCCGGTGGAGCCCGTGGTGGTGGAGCCCGAGCCGGTAGAGCCTGTGGTGGTGGACGATGTGGTCGACGACTGAGACGGCGGTCATCGTCCCGACGATGCGACCGGGTAACGCGCAGTCGTTCATGTCGTCGTTGCGGGCGTCGACCGACCACGCGACCGTCTACGCGGTGACCGACGAGGTGGGTGCGCAGGCGTGGCATGCTGCCGGCGCTGATGTGATCGTCGACGAGGCGGTGACGTTCGCGCAGCGTGTGAACGTGGGCTACCGGCAGACCGACGAGCCGTGGCTGTTCCTGGTCGGCGACGACGTGAAGTTCTGGCCAGGCTGGCTGACGTGCGCCCAGTTGGTGGCGAGTCGCCGTTGGCATGTGGTCGGCACGAACGACCGCTGCAACCCGCGGGTGGTGGCCGGCGAGCACGCCACCCACCTACTGGTGCGCCGTTCGTACGTGGATGAGGTGGGCGCGTCGTGGGACGGCCCGAAGATGGTCACCCACGAGGGCTACCACCACTGGTTCGTCGACGACGAGGTCGTGGTAGCGGCCAAGCAGCGCGGCGTGTGGGCGATGGCGCGTTCGTCGGTGGTGGAGCACCTGCATCCGATGACCGGCCGTCACGACTGGGACGCGGTGTACGAGGCGAGCGACGCGCACGCCGGGGCGGATCGGGAGCTGTTCCTGGAGCGGCTGGCGCGTTATGCCGGTTGACCGTCCCGCGCTGGACGCTCGGATCGCGTCGGTGACCGCCGCGGGGCCGCATGAGCCGTGGCACATCACCACGTTCGTGGACGCGGTGCTCGCCGATCCCGTTGATGGTGTGCTTGTGGAGTGCGGCGCCTACGAGGGTGTGTCCGCGGCCAAGTGGTCGCACCTGGCGGCGATGCTCGACCGCGAGCTGGTGGTGTTCGACTCCTTCGCCGGCCTGCCGCCCAACGATGAGCCGCACGGGCTGACCATCCACGGCCACAACGTGGCGGGCACTTTCCGTGGGGGTGCCTACGCCGGGTCGCTGGACAAGGTCCGCGCCACTGTGGCCCGTCACGGCGTGCCGGAGGTGGTGCGCTACGTCGAGGGCTGGTTCGACGACACGCTGCCGGGCTTCGCCGAGCCGGTGGCCGCGGTCTACCTAGACGTTGACCTGGCGGCGTCGACGACGACGTGTCTGACCCACCTGTGGCCGTTGGTGTCGCCGGGTGGGGTGGTGGTCAGCCAGGACGGCGACTTTCCGCTGACGGTGGCCGCGATGCGCGACTGGGTGGACCGCGTCGACCCGCGGCCGTGTGAGGTGGCCGGGTTGGGCACGTCCAAGATGGTGACGTTCCGGCGGGCGGCGCGCTGTGACGCCGCTGCGTGACTTGCCGCACGCGCCCGAGGTGCTGGCCGCCGGTGCCGACCTGCTCGACGGGTTGAAGCTGTGCTGGTGGCTGTCGTCGGGCACGGCGCTGGGTGTGTGGCGTGACGGTGGGCTGATCCCGCACGACACGGACCTGGACGTGGGTGTGCTCGCCGAGCCGGGTGCCTTCGAGGCGTTGGACGCGGCGTTTCCGGCCACCGGGTTCACGTCGTACCGGCAGATGCCCTACCAGCGCGCCTACATGTGCCGGGGTGTGGTCTTCGACGTGTACGTGTACCGTCGCGAGAACCATCACCTGGTCGCGGACACGGACAGCGGCAGGCTGATCAAGCCGGCCGACCTGTTCGACAGCCTGACGACGGTGGAGTTCGCCGGCCGGTCGTACCCGATGCCGAACCCGCCGGAGGACTACCTCGCGTGCCGGTACGGGCCGAAGTGGCGCACACCGGCCAAGAGCAAGCGGCCCTGGCACACGGAGACGGCGGCGTTGCGCCGGTGATCTCGTACGTGGTGGCGTCGCACCGGCCGGAGGTGCTGGCCGGCAACCTGGTCGCGACGCTGGAGCTGCGGGACGGCGACGAGCTGGTCGTGGTGCAGGATCCGCCGTCGATCGCGACCGCCTACCACGAGGGCCAGTCGCGGGCGGTCAACCCGGTCCGCTGCTACGTGCATTCCGATGTGCGGATCGTGGACCCGGTCGGGTTGCGGGCGGCGCTGCTCGAGCACTGCCGCCCGGACGTGGGCATGGTCGGGGTGGTCGGTAGTCGTGAGCCGCTGGTGCCGTGGTGGGACGGCACGTGCTGCGGGTCGGTGGTCGACGCTCGTATGGGCCGGCTCGACTTCGGCCCGGGCGGTGCGTGCGCGATCCTCGACGGCCTGCTGCTGGCCACCACGCAGACGTTGACGTGGGACGAGGCCTATCCCGGCTTCCACCTGTACGACCACGACATCTGCCGCCAACAGCTCGCGCGTGGCCTGCCGAACTGGTGCTTGACCGGCGGGGCGGAACTGGTTGTCCACAACACGACCGGCCCGGCGGACACCGGCCGGTTGAACGGGTGGCGCGAGGGCGTGGCCCGGTACCGCGGGAAGTGGGGTGCGGGTTGACTCGGCGCTGTAACCGCTGCGGAACGGTGTACCCGTCGCATCTGGTGGAATACGCGTTTCGCGCGCACGCAAGCGGATCGGGTGGCCGTTTAGATGCATCGCGACGGACCAGGTACCGCAAGCACGTCTGCCGGCCGTGCGAGCAGACCGGCCGCGACGACCGGAAGCGTGAGAACCGCTGGGCGGTCAAGGCGCGCGACACCATCCGGCGGCACGCCGTGCGGCTGGGCGTCAATAAGACGGAGCTGGTCACCCGCTACGGCTGGGAGCCAGGTCGGCTGGCGCACGAGGCGGAGCATGCCTACAAGAACGGTTGCACCTACTGCGGCGGTCGGTATGCGGATATGGGTCATGGTCTGGGCGATATCACGCTCGACGTGATCGATCGCGATCGAGCGCCGTACTACCGGACCAACACCAAGTGGTGCTGCCAGACCTGCAACCGCAAGAAGGGTGCGATGAACCCGGACGAGTTCGAGGCCGACCGGCAGATGTGGATGGAATGGAACCGGGCGCGCGAGTTGGCGGAGTCCGATCCAGCAGCTGCCGGGAGGTTATTCAATTGAGGGTCCTGGTCACCGGCGCGGCCGGTTTCGTCGCACATCACGTGGTTGAGCACCTGCTGGTGTCGACCGACTGGTCGTTGGTGGCGCTCGACGCGCTGACCTACGCCGGGCGCACGGACCGGCTCACAGACATGGCCGGCTACGACCCGGACCGGGTGTCCCTGCTGTGGCATGACCTGCGCGCCCCCATCCACGCGCATCTCGACGACCGGATCGGCCCGGTGGACGCGGTGCTGCACCTGGCCGCCGGCTCGCATGTTGACCGGTCGATCGCCGACCCGGTGCCGTTTGTGACCAACAACGTGGACGGGACGCTGCACCTGCTGGAATGGGCGCGCACCCGCACCCTGTCCCACTTTGTGCAGATCTCCACGGACGAGGTGTACGGCCCGGCCGCCCCCGACCACCGGCACCGCGAGTGGGAGTCGGCGATCCCGTCCAACCCGTACGCGGCGTCCAAGGCTGCGCAGGAGGCGTTGGGCATCGCCTGGTGGCGTACGTACGGCGTACCGCTGGTGATCGCCAACACGATGAACATGATCGGTGAGCGGCAGCACGCGGAGAAGTTCGTGCCGCTGACAATCCGTGCGGTGCTGGCCAGCCAGCCGGTGCCGCTGCACGCCCGTCGAATGGACGGCGGCTGGGAGCCGTCGACGCGGCACTGGTTGCACGCCCGCAACTTCGCCGACGCGTTGCGCTGGGTGCTGGCCGGGACGGTGCCGGCGGCGTATCCGGTGGCGGACCGTCCGGACCGGTGGCATGTGGCCGGTGAGGAGCGCGACGTGTTCGAGATGGCGCGGGCGATCGCGGAGGCGGCCGACCGGCCGCTGTTCCACGAGTTCCTCGACTATCACAGCTCGCGCCCGGGACATGATCATCGTTACGCGTTGGACGCGGGCAAGATAGCGGCGGCGGGGTGGAAGCCGCCGGTGGACTTGGACGAGTCGCTGGCGCGCACCGTGCGGTGGACGCTGGCGCATCCGGAGTGGCTGCGTGGCTGACGGGGTCCGTCAGCGTCGTCGCTGGCTGGGGTTGACCTTGTGACGAAAGGGGAGTGGCGATGACGATTGCGTACGCGGAGACGCTGCGACACACGCAGCTTGACGCGATCACCACCCGGGCCGGCAACGCGGCGCTGCTGCGGATCTACAGCGGCACCCGGCCGGCAACAGGTGGCGCGACGACGACCCTGTTGGCGGAGCTGACGTGCGGGTCCCCGTTCGCCGGTGCGGCTTCCGGCGGCGACCTGACCGCGAACAGCATCGCGAGTGATGAGGACGCGGCGGCGACCGGTACCGCGACGTGGTTCAGGATCGTGGCCTCCGATGAAACTCATGTCATGGACGGCGATGTTGGTGAGGGCTCCGGGGATCTCCAGCTCGACAGCACGTCCATCGTGGCGGGTGGCGAGGTCGCCGTGACCTCGTTCGTGATCACTGGCGGCAACGCCTAGCGAGGTAGAGGAGAGTCGCCATGGCTGGCGGGTTTTTCGATCTTTC